TATTGCTGTTATTAAATTAGTTTCTGGGGAGGAAATCCTTGCATCGGTTTGTGTTGATGAAACTGGTGATGAACCGATTATAATTGCACATCACCCTGTAACCATGAAGATGATTAATAATGGGTTATATGTAAAAATTAAACCTTGGATGGAACTGGCAGATGATGATATGTTTGTTTTCCGACCCGATAAAATTATTACTATGACTGAAATTAAAGATCAAAAAGTAACTAAGATATATGAACGATACGTTGAAGAAGAAAGTAGTGACTTTGATGTAAATAAACTTCAAGCTGGTGGAGAAGTTAAACCAGATCAAAAAATGGGTTATGTTTCAAGTGTCGAGGACGCTCGTAAAAAACTTGAAGAAGATTGGAAAAGACCCTTTAATACTAATAAAGAAAGCTAGTTTCTTCTTTTGAACCTCTACAAGGTTATTGTACACATATTTCAAGGACTTGTCAAGTATTTAAAATATGCTATAATAAATGTTAGTTAAGACAGACAAAACACATGCCTAGAAAGAAGTCTGAACATTATGTAAACAACAAAGAGCTCTTAGAGGCATTGATTGTCTACCGAGGGAAGGTTGCTCATGCCAAGGAGAATGATCTACCTAAACCAAGAATTACAAACTATCTTGGAGAATGTTTTCTAAAGATTGCAACTCATCTATCATATAAACCAAACTTTGTGAACTATATGTTCCGTGATGATATGATATCTGATGGGATTGAAAACTGCGTCCAATACATACATAATTTCGACCCAGAGAAGTCTCGCAACCCTTTTGCATACTTTACTCAGATTATACACTATGCCTTTCTCAGACGCATACAGAAGGAAAAGAAACAATTAGATATTAAAACAAAGATTATTGAGAGAAGTGGATTTGATGAAGTAATGAATGTAGACGATAATGCAATGTCAGGTAGTAGTTCTGACTATAATACAATCAAAGATAATATCGCATACAAATCAAATAATAGATGAAGATAGCAATTATAACCGATACTCATTTCGGTGCTAGAAAAGGTTCTAAGCATCTTCATGAGTATTTTGAAAAATTTTTTAATGATATATTCTTCCCTGAGTTAGAGAAAAATAATATTGATACTATCATTCATATGGGTGATATATTTGATGGTCGTAAATCAATTGATTATTACAGTTTGCAGTGGTCAAAGAGAGTTGTATTTGAACCATTGAAAAAGTATAAGGTATATTCAATTGCAGGTAATCATGATTGCTACTATAAAAATACCAATGAAATCAACTCACCTGAGTTGTTATTACAAAACTATCCAAACATAATCACACATTCAAGTGCAACTGAGATTGAGGTAGGTGGATTAAATATTCTTCTTTTACCTTGGATTAATGTTGAGAACTATGATGAAAGTAAAAAGGCAATAGATGAGTCCACCAGTAAAGTTGTGATGGGTCATTTAGAGATTAATGGATTCAGAGCCACTCGTGGACATATGATGGAAAATGGTATGGATACAAGTGTCTTTGATAAGTTTGATGCAGTATACTCAGGTCATTTTCATACCAGATCTACAAATGGTAAGATACATTATCTTGGTAATCCATATGAAATGTTTTGGAATGATGTGAATGATACC